GCACGATTGTGCGCTGGAAGAAAGGCGCGCTTGGGAAAGGTGACGACTGGGACCGCGCGCGTGCGGCCGCTCGGCTGTCTGGGCAAGGGATGGAGGCTGTAACGTCCGCCGTGCTGGAAGATTTTGTGTTGCTGTTTCAATCATCGATCAAAGAAATAAAAGAAGCCGTGGATATCAAGGCGCAGGACAAGGTGGAGCTATTGAGCCGCCTTGCCGATGCCTACACCAAAACCATCAACTCAATCGCTAAGGGCAATCCAAAACTAGACAAACTCAGCTTTGCCGCCGACTTGCTGGGCGATCTGATCCAGTACATCCAGACCCATTACCCGCAACACGCGAAGGCGATGGAAGAAGTGCTCGTGCCATTCGGCCAGGAAATAGGCAATCGTTATGGATAAATGCGATGGCAAATAAAACTTCAAAGCGCGAATTTCTCCAGCAGATCGGGCAACTGGCCAACGAATTCCGCGCGCAGATCGAAGCGGAAGTAGATGGCTTTTCGCCCAGCGAGGCGGAGCGCAAAACGCGTGTGGATAAAGCAAATAGTGATCTTGAGTTTTTCGCGCGCACTTATTTCCCGCACTACATCAAGCACGCCAACGCGCAACTGCATGATTTTCTGTACAAGAGATTGCCTGAAATTGTTGATAACGGTATCGGCGATCATGAAGCGATTGCCGCCCCGCGAGGAAATGCTAAATCCACGCTAGTCACGCAAATCTTTGTGATCTGGTGCTTGGTCACGAACCGCAAAAAATATCCGGTAATCATTATGGACGCGCTAGATCAAGCGCTGCCCATGTTAGAGGCCATCAAAGCGGAGTTGGAATTCAATCCCCGCCTGATCATGGATTACCCAAAAGCCACCGGCCAGGGGCGGGTCTGGCAAGTTGGCACAATCGTGACAGCCAATGATGCCAAGGTGCAGGCTTTCGGTTCCGGCAAACGCATGCGCGGACTCAGGCATGGACCGCACCGCCCGGATCTGGCCATCGGTGATGATCTGGAAAATGATGAAAACGTTCGCAGTCCGGATCAACGCGACAAGCTGGAATCCTGGCTAAAGAAAACCGTACTCTCGCTCGGCGCAGCCGATGACAGCATGGATGTGGTCGTGATCGGCACCATCCTGCATTACGACTCAGTGCTCGCGCGCCTGATCAAAAATCCCCTGTGGAAATCACGCAAATTCAGGGCAATCATTGAGTGGCCGCACCGTATGGATCTGTGGGACAAATGGGAGGAGTTGCTGTTAAACGAAGGCGAAGAATCCGCGTTAAATTTCTATGTTGAGCGTAAAACCGAGATGGAAGCAGGCAGCATAGTGAGCTGGCCAGCCGCGCAACCGCTCTATAAATTGATGATAAAGCGCGCCCGTGACGGCCGCCCGGCTTTTGATTCAGAACAGCAGAACGACCCGGTATCCGGTGATGATGCGCCTTTTGCAAAGTGTATTAGTTTTTGGGTTAACCGCTTGGCCGAATGGCGTTTCTTCGGCGCGTGTGACCCAAGCCTTGGGAAACAGGGTGCTAGCCGTGATCCTTCCGCTTTGCTGGTCGGCGGCTTTAACCGGCACACCGGCATATTGGACGTGGTCGAAGCGCTCATCAAAAAACGCCTGCCGGATCGCATCATTGAGGATGTGATCGAATTGCAGCGCGAATACAAGTGCGTGTTGTGGGGTGTAGAAACCGTTCAGTTCCAGGAATTTCTTAAAACCGAGCTGGTAAAACGCTCAGCCAGCAGAGGCGTGCCGGTACCGGCGACCGGAATCAAGCCGACAACAGACAAACTGCTGCGTATCGAAACCCTGCAACCGCACATGGCAAACGGATTAATCCGCTTGTATCCATCACAAAATACGCTGATCGATCAACTGCGGCATTTTCCAAAAGCAGATCACGACGACGGCCCGGATGCGCTGCATATGCTATGGATGCTTGCAACCACTAGAGGTGGCGGCATGGAATATCAAGGCGCAGGCAAATCAAAAGACGATAACAGCAGGTTTGGAGGTGGCGGATGGTAGGCATTGTGGATATGAACGGCAACCCGATCAGCACCGGGCAGATCAAGGAATTGCAGACTGCCAGTATCGGCCGGATGCGCCAAACCTTTGCCGGACACCCGAGCCGTGGATTAACGCCCGCCAAGCTCGCGCGCATTATGGATGCAGCTGAACAAGGCGACATCCAGTCGCAGCATGAGCTTTTCTTGGATATCGAAGAAAAAGACGGTCATGTGTTTGCTGAAATGAGCAAACGCAAAAGTGCGCTGCTGACTGTGGATTGGGACATTGTGCCGCCGCGCAACGCGTCCGCCAAGGAAAAGAAGTCAGCAGCGTACATCAAAGAGCTGATGCTCGATGTGCCGGATTTGGAAGACTTGATAAAGGATTCTCTGGATGCCATCGGTCACGGTTTTGCTTGCCTTGAAATTTCATGGCGGATGCTGGGTAAAGAATGGCTGCCACAAAAAATAGAGCACCGGCCGCAGAGCTGGTTCCAAACAGACCGTGAAACAAAAACGGAAATACGGCTGCGGGATGGCTCAATGAATGGCGTAGCGCTTCAGCCCTTTGGCTGGATTTCGCATATCCACAAAGCAAAATCCGGTTACCTCGCCCGCGCCGGGCTGCATCGCGTGCTGGCTTGGCCATTCCTGTTTAAAAATTATTCGCTGCGCGATCTGGCGGAATTCCTGGAAATATATGGGTTGCCGCTACGCCTGGGCACTTACCCGCAAGGATCGAGCGAGGATGAAAAAAACACGCTAATGCAAGCAGTGCTATCCATCGGCCACGATGCAGCCGGGATTGTTCCGGAAGGCATGATGATCGATTTCAAGGAGGCGGCAAAAGGCGCGTCTGACCCGTATCAAGTGATGATCGACTGGTGCGAGCGCACGCAAAGCAAAGCAATTCTGGGTGGCACATTAACCAGCCAGGCGGATGGAAAAACTAGCACAAACGCGCTAGGTAACGTACATAACGAAGTGCGCCACGATCTGATGATATCCGATTCCCGGCAGCTTGCTGGGACGTTAACCCGCGATTTGGTGTATCCATTGTATGCGTTAAACGTTGGCGGCATTGAAGATATCCGCCGCTGTCCGCGCCTGGTGTTTGATATGGGCGGCGCCGAGGATCTGGGATTGTACGCCGATGCACTGCCTAAATTGATCGATGTGGGTTTAACGGTTCCGGTTTCTTGGGCGCGTGAAAAATTGCGCATCCCGCAACCGGAGGGTGATGAGCCGGTGCTGGTTAGGCAATCTCAACCGCAGAATAATGACACGATGAACCAACCCGTTTCAAGCACAGCAATGGTCGCGGCCACATCCACCCAGGCTGATCAAGACGAATTCGATATTTTCGCAGAAGAGCTATCCGGAGATTGGGAGAGATTAACCGATCCGCTGGTGTCGCCGATCCTGGAACTGGCCGCTAAATCAACCAGCTATGAAGACTTCCAGGCAGGCCTGGCTGCGCTGATCCAGTCGATGGATGTCGACAAGCTAGCGGAAACACTGGCACAAGCGCAGTTTGCCGCAAACGTTTACGGCCGGGTTAAAGATCAATTAAACAATGGGGGCGATAATGTATAAATTAGGTACGATACAAAGGATTGCTGATTTAACGGTTACCACTACACCGGGAGCGACAGCGGTATTAAAAGCCGGGGTGTATTCCGTAATCAACACAACAGACTATGATTGCTTCGTTAAAAAAGTATCGGTTGCGGCAGATGTCACAACCAGCAACGGGCAGCGATTAATTGCGGGTAACGAGGTGGAGATCGATGTCGGTGAAGGTGATAAAATCGGCGCAATCACCGCAAGCGGCACGGCCACGCTTGAAATCTGCAAGATACTCTAATCCATAGTGTTTCAATTCAAAGCCCTCCCACCCAAAGATGCGATCGCCTTTTTTAAGCAAAAAGGCTACGCCATCGGCTTCACCTGGGAGGATGTCTGGCAATCCGAGCACCAGGCGGCTTTCACAGTCGCCAAGGTTACGCAATTGGATATCCTGCGAGATATCCGTGGCGGCGTTGATTCTGCAATGGCGGATGGCACCACCTTCGAGACTTTCCGCAAAAACCTAAAACCGCTCTTGATGGAAAAAGGCTGGTGGGGCAAAGCGGAAATGACTGATCCATTGACCGGCGAAACTAAACTCGTGCAACTCGGCAGCACGCGCAGGCTGCGCACGATCTTTGATACCAATATGCGCACCGCGCATTCCGAAGGCCAGTGGGCAAGGATTCAGGATGCCAAGAAAACCTTCCCTTATCTAGTTTACAACGCCAACAATTCTGAAAATCCACGGATACAGCACTCGGCATGGGATAACCTGGTGCTGCCCGCCGATGATCCATTCTGGAAGGCGCATTTTCCTGTCAAAGAATACGGCTGCAAATGCAATGTCACGCAGATGAACGGCAAAATGCTGGAACAGCGCGGCTTGAAAGTCGGAGAATCCCCGAAGGTTCCGCAGTACTCCTACACCAACAAGCGCACCGGCGAAGTGCAAAAAGTGCCAATGGGCGTACACCCGAGTTTTAACTATCCGCCAGGCGGCCGGTTGGATAACCTGCCCAAATTCTTGACAGACAAAATCATCCAGGCACCGGCCGATGTGGGGGCTAACTGGTGGCAAACTATGCAGCCCTTGCAAGCGCCGGGCATCACCAATGCATTCCAGGATTTTGTAACCAATACTCTGGCCGATGCCACACCTCGAGGTAAATTTGCCGTGGCGGGGTTTGCACACCCGGATGATATTGAGTTTTTACGGAAGCTGGATAAAACCCCGGTGTCTGCGGAAATTGCGGTGCAGGATCGGCTTTTGGTCGGCAAAAAGGCAGACCGGCATATCTCCGATGGGGATGCATTGTCTGCCGCGGAATGGCTAGCGCTGCCAGATGGGCTTGCTGATCCAAAAGCGGTTTTGTATGACAATGAAACCGGGAATCTGTTGTATGTGCTGGATAGTCAGAATGATGCAAGATCACAAAAGCTGGTAGTGCAGATGGATTTTATCCCCAAGAAGCCAAAAAAGAAGATCAATATGGCGAGGACAGTATTTAAAGTAAACCCAATGGCATTGGAAAATGAAACGAGATACCAACTGGTAAGAGGAAAAACGAAGAAGTAACGGGCGGGAGGCCGGACGTCCCTCCATCAACGAATCGATGAAACGTTTCTGTAGACTCCGAAATTTCTACAGCTCACCCGTTGATAAAATTGTATGCCTAAGCAGTCAAAAAAGCAAAACTGATTTAAATGCGTTTTAAGAGCAATTGCAAACGCAAATGATATACAGGTAAGTGTGCGCATAAGATTGGCGCGTTAACCACGCGTTAAATTTAGCCGGAATGATATTTTTGCATCATAGATAAACCCCGTTTGACGGGTTGCTTTGAAAAATGCTAGTCTAATTTTTAATTAAATCCCTATTAATGCGGAAGTCCTTCCGCATTAACTTAATGATTCTCCGCTGAAATAATAGCGGCATGAATCGAAAAACACCCCATAAAAATCTAGGTATTGCCGCTTGCGCGATTTCGGTCACTGCGTCGGGAGAAATTCAATTGCTTCCCGCTGGTGGGTTTCGCGCAATTGACGGGCGTCCGAAAGACGTGTCTGCCTGGCTCATTGATGCCGCGCTTGCCGCCGCAATCGTTGCGGATTTTGAGGCGCGCGCAAACAAGACAGTGATCGACTACGAGCACCAAACCATATTAACAGCACAAAACGGCCAGCCAGCTCCAGCAGCAGCATGGTTTTCAAGACTTGAATGGCGCGAATCCGGACTCTACGCAATCGATGTGGAGTGGACGGAACGCGCAAGTCAGATGATCTCAGGTGGTGAGTACCTCTACATTTCCCCGGTTTTTACCTACGACAGAAAAACAGGCGCAGTTAAAAGCCTCATTAATGCCGCGCTAACCAACAATCCGGCGCTGGACGGCATGGATGCTGTCGCAGCAAACCGGTTTGCGCAATTGATCGATCAACAAAACAACCAGGAGATATTAAAAATGGAAGGATTAATGGAGCAATTACGCTGGCTGCTGAATTTGCCGGTGACCGCAACTGCCGACGAAATTACCGCTGAGCTGCAAAAAGCTCTCGACCAAATCAAGGCAGCGCAACCAGCCGCAGCCGCAAGCGCTGATTTTAATATCGTCGGTTTGATTAAATCTCAAACCGATCAAATCGCTGCATTAACCGCGTCAGCCAGCAATCCAGACCCGTCCAAGTTCGTGCCCGTTGCAACCATGCAAACGTTGCAAAACGAGTTTTCTGCGTTGCGTGCGCAGATTGCCGCGCGGGAAGTTAACGAAGTCGTTACGGCCGCGCTGGCATCCGGAAAAATTCTCCCGGCCCAAGAAGCTTGGGCACGCGATCACGGAAAAGAAAACCTCGCATCGCTTAAAGCCTACCTGGAAACAGCGCAGCCCATCGCGGCCTTAACCGGAACGCAAACCAACGGAAACCCGCCAGAAGGCGGTGCCGCCGTGCAACTGGACGAAAACCAGCTTGCCGTGTGCAGAGCCACCGGCACGGCTCCGGAAGATTTTATCAAAACCCTGCAAGCCACCCAGGCGCAAGCCTAGTTCTTGCGGCAAGAATTTAAACTCAACAGGAGAAGAACATGGCTCTAGCAGCAGATCGTAATACGGCAATGATGGACGGGGAACTTTTAAGTCTGCCGCTCGCGGCGGTAAAAGTTTATGCGGGCAGCATTGCTGCTGTTAACGCATCCGGCTTTGTTACAAAGGGAGCGGCATCCACAACGCTGCGATATATCGGCCGGTTTGAAGAGCAAGTGGATAACTCAGCGGGAAGCGCTGGTGACAAAAGCGCGCTGGTGCGTCGCGGTAAAGCATTTAAATTTAAAAACAGTGGAACATCCGCAATCGTTCAGGCTGATTTGGGTAATGTCTGCTACATCGAAGATGATCAAACAGTATCCAAGACCGATCAAGCAGGCACGCTATCGGCTGCCGGTGTGATTGTTGGCGTGGAAACAGATGGCGTTTGGGTGGCAGAAACCGGCAAGGCCAGATTGACGGCTACGGCAGCGTTGAATTTTGCTTCCATCGCAGCGGCAGCAAGTGCAGATCTGACTATCACTGTGGCAGGGGCTGCGGTAAACGATACCGTCGCAATTGGTTTGCCAGCCGCGCCAACGGCCGGAATTGTTTTTAACGCCTTCGTTTCGGCGGCCAATACGGTAACTGTGCGCGCAACGAACATCACGGCAGGCGCGGTTGATCCTGCATCCGCCACGTACCGAGCCACCGTCATAAAAGCTTAATCGCCTTTGTTGCTTCAGCCAATTAACTAATTAAGGAGCGTGTAATGAAAAATAAATTGTTTGTTGTGGGTATGTGGACCGGCTTGTTTGTGCTGTCGCTGGCGTTGATTGCGTGCGGCGATTCGGTGATGGCTGCTCCATTGTCGCTTGATTCCCCAGCCGGTGGCCTGGTTATGCTGGGATTCGCTGGATTGATTGTTGATAAAGCAACGATTGCTAATGTTTTTATCAGCCTTAAGACAACGTTCCAGAGCGCCTTCGATGCTGCGCCAAGTGTGTGGGAAAAAATTGCAATGAAGGTGCCGTCGACCAGTAGCAAGAACGATTATTCGTGGCTATCTAATTTTCCCAAAATGCGCCGGTGGGTTGGGGAAAAGTACGTTAAATCACTGAAGGCATACAACTACTCGGTAATCAATGAGGACTGGGAAGCCACTATCGAAGTTAAGCGTAACGATATTAAAGATGATCAGTTGGCTGGATATGCGGTGCAAGCGCAATCAGCCGGACAATCTGCAAAGCAATTGCCCGATGAAATTGTCATCGAGCTGGTTAACGGCGGTTTTACTGCCCTCTGCTACGACGGTCAATACTTCTTCGATACTGATCACGAGGTGGCTGGCGCCAGTGTTTCCAACAAGCTGACTGTTGCGCTGAGCGCGGCCACGTTTGCGGCTGCAAAGGCGAGTTTCGGCGCTGCGCGAACTGCAATGGGCAAATTCAAAGACGACGAGGGGCGGCCTCTCAACGTTACAACGAGCGTGCTCCTGGTTCCAAAGGCGCTGGAAGATGACGCAAAGTTGCTGATGACGGCATCCCACTTCGAGGACGGCAAGCCAAATATTTACAAAGGCGCAGCTGAGGTTGTCTGTGATGCACGCTTAACGTCAGATACAGCTTGGTTTCTGCTTGATACCACGAAGCCCGTCAAACCATTCATTTATCAAGAACGCCAAGCGCCTGAATTTGTTGAGCAGACTGGTATGGATAGTGATGACGTGTTCAACAAAGGGCTGTTCAAAATGGGTGCTGAGGCGCGTGCTGCTGGCGGTTACGGTTTTTGGCAAATGGCTGTGGGATCAACCGGCGCCGGTTAATCAGCTTGATAGGGGCGCAATGCATGCGCCCTGATCCGGAACAAAAAACACAAAACATTTTTTACGGAGACTTAAATGCCTAAAGATTCAAAAGACACAAAAGAAAACAAAGCGCCGGATGCGCCCAATCCAGATTTGCCAAAAGACAATCAGGATGCCGCAGGGGTAACCAAAAAAGAAGCACCAAAGGCAGTGCCTAAGAAAACCGTCAAAGTGCTGCACGTGGTCGCAAAGCGCGAAGGTTTCCGCCGCGCCGGGTTTGTGTTCGGCTCTGACAGAACCCGCCTGGTTGTGGATGACTTGACGTCCGAGCAGGTCAAGCAGCTTAAAGAAGAATCCATGCTGGTTGTGACTGAATCCACCGAAGAAGTTTAAACAGCCATGACCTACGCCATCCAGCAAAACTTAATTGACCGATTCGGCGAAGACGAGCTGATTCAGCTTACCGACCGCGCCGAAGCGGATGAGATAGACGCTACGGTGATAAGCCGAGCGCTGGCTGATGCGGATGCGGAGATTAACGGCTATTTATCCACCCGCTACTCGTTGCCGCTATCGCCGGTACCGGATGCGCTGGAGAAGCTGGCGTGCGATATCGCCCGGTACCAGCTTTTTGAAAACGCGGTGACGGACATTGTGAAAGAACGCTATGACAACGCAATCCGGTTTTTAAAGGATGTGGCGGCCGGGAAAGTAACGCTGGGGGTCGATAGCAACAACGCGCAGGCGGCAACAATCAGCAACGCGGTGCAAATGACATCCAGCACCAAGGTTTTCAGCCGCAGCGAATCCGGGGATTTTATTTGATGGGCGGCGTAACGCTACATATTGATTACAACGACCAGCAGATTCAGCGGGTGCTGACCCGATTGATCGAAACCGGTCAGAACCCAGCGCCGATCATGAAAGACATTGCGGCATATGGGGAAAACTCAACCCGTGATCGTTTTAAAGATGGGGTGGCGCCGGATGGGTCGGCGTGGAAACCAAGTCACAGGGTTATGGAGCGCGGCGGCAAAACATTAATTGATTCCAGTCGCCTGCTGGACTCGATCGTAAGCAACTCAGGCAGTGACTTTGCAGAGTGGGGATCAAATGCGATTTATGCGGCAATCCACCAGGTGGGCGGCGAGATACGCGCCAAAACCGGCAAAGGGCTGTTTTTTAAAACACCGGATGGGAGCGGGCGGCGCGTCAAGAAAGTGACTATTCCGGCCCGCCCTTATTTGGGTATTAACAGCGACGACGAAGACAAAATTCTTGATCTGATCGTCAGCAACATCAATGAATCAATCAGTTAATCAAATCAACAGGAGAAAACCATGAAGCTAACACAACAGCAAATCGAAGCACTGAAAACCAAACTCGGATTGTCGCCATTACAAGTCGCGCAATTAAAAAACTCACTCACCGAGTTTGCCTCCCAAGCCGACCAAAAAGCCGATGGCTTGCTGGCGAAAATTGGCAAAAGCAGATGGACGTGGGCGATTGTGGCAGGAATTCTTATCGCAGCCTGGTTGCTCGGCTTCGTTCAGGGCTAATCAGGCCAAATCATGACCATCGTCCTGTTCGATCCGCAGTGGATCATCGATCAGCTTAAAACCGAGGTGACCACGTTAAAGCGCGTGTCCGGAGCGGCAGGCATGGCCGAGGCGGTCGAGGATCTGAAACAAACCCCGGCCGCATTTGTGGTACCAGCCGCAGAGCGGCCAAGCGAAAACAGCACCGGCACGATGGTGGTCTCGCAGAACAATATTGTGCGTTTCGGTGTGGTGATTGCAGTGCAAAACCTGCGCGACCCGCGCGGAGAAAAAGCCCAGGCCGATCTAGTGGCACTCAGAACCGCAATCATGACCGCATTGCACGGCTGGCAACCGAACGCAGACTTTGATCCCATCGAATACGGCGGCGGGAATCTGTTGAAACTGGATAACCAGGTGCTCTGGTGGCAGGACAACTTTGTAACCAGTCATTTATTAAGGAGCCTGTAATGGCAAAACCCAGAAAACAAGATCCGGCCGGAATTCCGGTACAAGCGCCGACAATCCCGGTGGACGAATACCGCGGCATGGGCGGCAGCTACGTGATTGATCCGGAAACGGGTAAGCGGGTGCGAGTGGCGGGGCCGAGTTTGGACGAGGCTCCAGCCGTAGAGCAAGAAGCAGCAATGGAGATCTAAACAATGAAAGCAAATAAAAAGTTTGTGACGTGCAAAGTGGAAACCACTTACGGTACCGATGTCACGCCAGCCGTTGGCACCGATGACCTGTTAGTGTCCAATTTTAGCGTGACGCCGATCAATATTCGCTACGCCGAGCGGAACACCGCCTTGCCGTATTTTGGCAATCGCGGGCAGATCAATGTTGGCGAGACCATGCAAATGGAATTTGACATTGAAATTGCTGGTAGCGGTGCTGTGGCAACTGCTCCGGCATATGCAGCTGCTTTGCGTGGTTGCTGCATGGCGGAAACCATCACCCCAACCACTGGGCCAGTGACATATAGCTTGATATCCGATGCCGAAGAATCAGTCAGCATGTATTTCTACTGGGACGGCGTGCGCCACAAGATGTTGGGGGCCCGTGGAACCATCGAATGGCGATTCTCGGAAGGCGCAATCCCGATGATGCATTTCGCCTGGGAAGGATTGTACGGCGGCGTTGCCGAAGCAGCACTGGGCGGCACGCCTGATCTGAGCGGATTCCAAACCCCGCTCGGGATGACAGAAACCAATACGACATTCTCGCTGCATAGCTATGCGGCCGCGCTGTCGTCGCTGACGATCACCCAAGGCAATTCACACGTCTATAAAAACCGCCCTAACTCGGAAAAGATGCATTTTTCTGACAGGGACACCACTGGGCAAGTAGTGATCGAGTGCCCGAAACCAACCGCAAAAGATTTTATAGCGCTTTGCAGAAGTGGCGCAACAGGAGCGCTTGCGCTGACACACGGCACCGCGGTCGGCAACAAAGGGATATTGAGTTGTGGGCAGACTCAGTTAACCAATTACCAGACTTCAGAGGGCGACAACATGGTTATTTTGACGATGAGCATGAACATCCTGCCGACTGATGCCGGAAATGATGAGCTGACCTACGCAACGCAATAACCAACAACCAGTCATTCCCGCGCAGGCGGGAATCCATAACCAGGAGCAAGCATGTTTAAAGTAGAAACTCAAAAGAAAATCAAATGGCCGGTGGTGGTAAGCATCCCCCGCGATGGCGGCGAAGTGACCAAAGCGACATTCACCGGGGAATTTAAAGTGATCCCGACCGCCGAATTTAACGCCATTTACGACAACGGCGGAAATGACGGCGACATGATCCGCAACACGATGACCGGCTGGGGCAATGATGTGTCGGATGCGGAGGGCAATCCGATGGAATTCAGCCCCGAGAACCTGGATAAATTAATTGCTATTCCGTATGTCCGCTCCGCAATGGTGGCGGCTTATATCGACTTATCACACGGCAGGAAAGCAACAGCAAAAAACTAACCGACGCCGCCCGCTACTGGGCGGCACGGCCGGTGCGGCGTGAAATGGATGATCGCGCCGCTGATCCGGAAGAATGGCAGCAAGCCATAGCAGATCACGAAGAACGACAGGGAGATAACAATGATGATTTCACAGTCTGGCCGGAAAATTGGCGAACAGTCAGGATCTTTTTGTTGCTTACCAATTGCTTTCAGCAAGACAGCATGTCTGGACGGTATCAGCGCATCCCGCGCTCGGACATTGAGTGCACAGTAAACATGTGCAATATCCGCCGCACTCACAAACATAGACTTCTTGCGGACCTGGTCGCCATGGAAAGCGCAGCCCTGGAAGTCATGAACCGTAGCAAATAAGGCCAGGCTATGAGCAGAGATTTAGACGTAGGCGTCCGGATAACCGCAGACAGTAAGGGTCTGGTTGGTGAATCACGCTCCGCTAAAGAAGCGCTCAACAGCCTGGGCGATACAGCTAAACGTACAAACACCGAGTCAGCTGCAGCCGCTGAACGCTTCACGGCTAATCTAAAACGCCAATCTGACACGTTAGGAATGACCGCCAGCCAGGTTCGCGGCTACGATGCTGCGCAAATGGGCCTGAATCAATCCCAGCGCGCCTCAGTCGATGCCAGCAACAAGGCCATTTCAGCTTACGAAAGCCAACAAGAGGTGCTCGGCGGATTAAGAAATATCGCCATAGCGGCCGGTGCCGCAGTCGGCGTGACGATGGTGGCTGGATTGAAAGCATCCGTTACTTTGGCGGCTGAAGCGGAACAGTCACACCTAAGACTGGCCGCTGTTCTGCGCGGCACCGGTCATGCAGCCGGTCTCACCAAGGCCGATCTGGACGGAATGGCCGAGGGCATGAAAGAAAAGCTTGGCATTGATGATGACGCGCTGCGCGATTCAATGGCCGTTTTGCTCACCTTCCGTAACGTATCAAAGGATAGTTTTGGACAGGCGCTTGAACTGTCTGCCGATCTGGCTGCCGTTATGCAAACCGACCTTAAATCGGCTGTGCTGCAATTGGGCAAGGCGTTGGAAAATCCAGATGAAGGACTGACCGCGCTTAAACGATCAGGCATATCGTTCAACGAGACCCAAAAAGACATGATCAAGGGTCTGGTTGATACCGGAAACCAAGCCGAAGCGATGACATTGATTATGAAGACCATGAAAGAACAGGGTCTGGATGGTGTCGCGGAATCCATGAATCAAGGAATCACCAAGGCAACCAGGGATGCCGGTTTGGCCTGGGATGATCTGCTGAAATCGATCGGCAACACATCCGCCGTTAAAGGATTGGCGGAAGGGTTTTTCTCGGGTATTTCCGGGAGCCTAAAAGATTTGCGCCAAGCCGTTGAATCAGGGGATTGGCTGGACCGGCTGACACTGTTCGCCACCGGGATTAAAACGCCGTCATTGATTGCTAAAATTAAT